GTGCCGTAGGGTGGATCTGTAACCATCACATCAGCTTGAAATGTCCAATCAGAGTTTGTTATGCAGTTAGCGTTGTAAAGCGTAATCAAGTCATCTTGATAATAAGGTTTCATTATTTGCTTTCTATTAGTTGACAAGTGTGGCAGACCACGGCTATAAACTTCCAACCACCACACTTATCACATCTGGCTATATCTGAATCAGGTATATCCAAGGCTTCTGCGATGTTTTTTACCCCCACGCAACCACAATCCATGCACTGATACGCCTTGAAACCTTCAGGCATATCCAACTGATCGAGCCATAGGAACTCGGTCTTGCGCTTACATCCATTACATTTGAACTGTGGGTGCATTATGGTAATATCCTTATTGTCTACAATGACACTGAGTACAAATTAAGAAATTACCTGAATGTATTAGCCTGTCATCATTACAAGCTACACAAACATCGGTAGAAGGTACAAACTTTACCTGGTCGTTTTCTATGCGTTCCAGGTAAGGTCCGCCTCTAAGAATTTCTACATATCCCATCATTCGCCTCCTTCCTCTTTAGGGAAAAACCAATTGCCCTGGGCATCTTGCTTGGCCCATAAAGCGTGTTCTTTGTTTTGCGACATACACACATAGCCGTAATATGGCTTTTTAGTTGTTTTGCTAAAGCCAGTACGCAACACGTGTCCAGCATCGCAGCATATTGGCGGTGGCTTTGGTGCGCCTGGTAATTCCACACCATTACTAGTCCACTGCACTGGCTCGTTAGAGTTGTTTTCTATTGCAAAGGATTTTGCAGGTTCACTGTTTTCAACTCTCTGCATTTCAATTCGGCTAGGCCTTGCACCTTTTTTCGAATAGATGTAGTTAGCCAAAGCACGACCAATTGCAGAACTTTCTGCGAGTTCGCAAGCAAACTTATTAAAGCTGCTGCTAGTACGGATTTCCGATGCCCAGCCAGTAGCAACTGGAACCGCATCAGCTGTAGTTCTGTATAAGCGAGCCACAAACACAAACTCATCTGGATTAGCATTTGGCCGATTAACAAGTTCTGTCTGAATAGACCCGTCTTCATTTTCTTTCCACCATTTCTCTAAACGTTCTTCCACTGTTTCGTATTGGCTTAAATCAAATGCCATCTGCCCACACCCCATCCTCATCTTGCATAGCTTCTGTTACTGTTTTAGCAATTGCTATGTACCCAAGCGCATCGGTGTAATTGTCATCGACTCGTGGATCTTCAGCTTGTCTGCTGATTTTGACCAAACACATACATATTGCAACCTCATTTGGTTGTATTGGATAGCCAAGGTAAGCCGACCAGAGTTCGGCAATGCGCTTATGGTTTCCGATTGGGTGGCCATAATCAGAGCCTCTACTGTGGAGGGTGTCAATGACATTTGCAAAGAGTTGCTCAGTTCTTGTCATAGTCAAATACCTCATCTGACTTTATCTTGGTGTTAATTAACCTGCGGTGAGATTGCCACCCTTCGGCACGGCCTTTCCAATACCCATTCTGAAATGCTGTGTCTTTGATTTCATGGACAATCCAAGCAATAGCTGTTATAGCCACTATTGCATACATCAATACATAGCCAAAATTCTTTAATTCTTCTACTGGGTTCATGCGCTCACCAAAGCTTTACGCAGGTGGCAAGGGCTAGCATAATTAGTAAGTAAAACCCAATCGCCTGTGCCTCCATCGCTATGTACGGAGTAATTCTTACCTAATGTATTGATAAAACCCTCTGCTAATTTTAAAGCAGCGTAGTTATCAAACCAATATGCAAACTGCCAGCTAAATAATGGTGCAGGTTCAAAACGTTCTACCTGCTTTTCCCAATCTTGGCCTTTCCATTCCATTGAGTTGATCCACAGCTGTTCAAAATCAGCTGCCTTTAAATCAATCTGTATTTTCATTTGTAGCCCATCTACACCACTACTGCGTTTCGTGGCATAGGAATATTGTTGCACCTGTGTACGACTTTGTGGATTGTTTTGGGGACTATTTGTATAACGATTAGGTAACGATGTTACCCGTAGCACCTGCCCAGTGCGGTAAATGAGCCATCCTTATTGATCGGCACCAACGAAGGTGTTAGTGTCTTTCCAACGGCTTCTAGTATAGCAAAGCCCATCTGCCAATTTGCGCTTCCATAGCGGATATAAGAGGCTTTTTTGCGATCCATAAGATTCCCTACCTCTATACCATATAAGGCCCTGTAATGGCCGTTTACGCCCTCTGAATAGGCACTCATGCCAAGCCTATGGCTGTGTCCCGCCAAAACGGATTTCCCGAACTTCTTTGCTAAATTCAATGCAGTAATTCCAGCGTGCTGGCTCATACTGCCTTCATCGCCGTGGCACAAAATCCAATCTGGATGGAACTCATAAGCTTTGCGATGGTAAGTCATGCCCATCTCGGCAAACCCCATAAACGCTGGGTATTGCAGTTCGGGTAGGTTAATTAACCCAGGTACTTTTAATAAAGTGTTATATAAGCGATCAGTATGATTGCTCCTGATAATGTGCATTTCCGAGCTGTACTCGCCGAGATCCCAAAGCACTTGCTTACAAGTTTCTCGATCAGCGTGTAGGTCTTCTGTATAAGCCAGAGGTGTGCCTTCACTCCATTTGCTAATCGATTGAAAATCAATTTCATCTCCAACCACCAATACAGTGTCAAACTTTTCCCGCCTTGCTAATTTTACTATATTTTTTACAGCTGCTTCGTGGTGATAGGGCACCTGTAAATCGGATATTACTAAATATCTCTTTGACTTAATCGTCTTCCTCGTCTGGAGTAGGGATAGTAGGGATAATGCCGCCTTCGCCTACAACCCAGTCGGGCATAGATTCAGGGCTATCCATTAAGTAAAGAGCCACCGCTTCGCTGAATCCAGCCTTGCGTGCTGCTTTAAACATCTCGTGCTTGGCAATATAGAAAACCTCTAGCTTAGATAAAGGATCAGGTGATTTACGCACCTTGCGCCTGTTGATTTTTCTACGCTTACGTGTAGTTGCCATAATAAAATTATTGCTTACTAATCAAGATAAACAGGTCATCAACACGCTTTTCTAATCGTGTTAATTGATCCTTCATACTGGAGCCTCCGTTGGGCCTCAATTCGTTTAGCCAGCCTCTAACTAGAAAACGTAATGCGACAAGCCCGCCTGATAGCACGGCCATAACGCCAGCGCCAAAGCCAGCCCATTCTGTAGGTGTCATGCTTCATCGGCACCGATGCCATAAGCATTATCGGATTTATCTAAAGCCCTAGCTGCTGGACCTGCAAGTGCTGCTACTACTACTGATACAACAGGATCTAATCCCAGTTCATTACTTGCTAAAAATGTTAAGAATGAAACTAATACGCCACGTGCGTATGACTTTAGTACAGCCTTTTGCTTCTTGCTTATTTTCATATCTTGCCCCCTATTAGTGGTATATCGAATAGCGTGCCATTTAGATCGCCTAGCGTTGTAAAACTGATATGGATATGTTTTTTATGAGGATTTATTCCAGAATATTTACGCCATTTCCAATTTAATATTTTCGAGCATATTCGCCCGTTATAGATGACGTATGATATGCGTTTATCTTGTTTGGCTGCGATTCTGATCTGGTCAGCCAGATAAGGTGCGAGGCTGTCGGATGACTCCAACCTAGAATTAAGATCAAGGCCTCTGACCCACCCGAACTGGTCTGGATTATGATCCGATTTTCTGGAGGAGTGACGACTATCGCCCAACCATCCTTCTGGACTTTTAGTACACCTATCTGGAAACCACGTATCAACTTGATCTCTTAACTGCACACCAGCTGCGCATAACTTTGGCGTCAATTTATAGTAACCATGACTTGCATCGTGCCTGATCCAGCACCTGCTATAGCATAAAGAGATTCATTATCAGATAACATCATAGATAACTTATCGCCATTATCCATTAAATAACCTGTAGAAGAAGTAACACCTGGGCCACCTACATATACTGTATGCTTTGAGTGGAGATAAACCATCTGGTCTGCTCTGTTTGCTGTAACTAATAAAGTAGCTGTAGTGGTTACTGTTACTTGTGATGTCTGTGGCATGTTAAAGCCCTAAAGCTTGTAAGTCCTCAACAGTTAAACCGAGTGCAGCAAGTTTGGCCTGCGCTGCTGCTTTGGCTTCTGCCTTTGCTTCGGCTTCGGTTCTTGCTGCTTCAGCATTTGCATTATCAATTTTGTATTGAGCAAATTCTTCGCTATTCATTTCTCTGTCAATAAACTCATTAACTGAAGTGTAGATTCTGATTGTTGGTTTTGTCATATTAGTTCACCCCATATATATCTACTGTGCCAGCAGTAAAACTTCCACCGCTTTGTATGTGTCTAAAAGTTAAAGTTGTAATTGCGTTGGTAAGTGTGATGCGACCACTACCATTGCCAATTCGATCATCTTGTTTTGCAAAAGCAAATGTTACTGTTTTTGCATCACTTGAACCA